GAACCGAAATAGGTCAGGACAAAAACACGCAGATAACTACTATAGTATCTGGACAAAACATAAGTATGATCAGGTCTGTCAATCAAAGTGCAAGACTGTCATTAGATGGTTCGCAAAGCTATACTATTATATTAATCCAAGATGGAGTATCTAATACAGTAAAAGTAAATGGAGGCTCGTCTACTACTATAACTATTAAGCAAGGATCTGAATGAGAAAAACTTTTATATTTTTAAGTTTATTTATAGCACTTGGATCTGTTTATTATTTTCAACCAGTCGCTTACGAAATATTAAAATTAAAAACTTTTGATAGTTTTGTTGTAGATAAAGAAGAATCAGATAATTTTGTTATTTTAAATATAACAGAAAAAGATATAGCTAATGAGGGTGGTTATCCTTTATCTAGACAAACATTAGCTCAAATACATATTAATTTATTAAGGAAAGGGGCTATGGGCGTAGGGTGGGTTATGGCTTTTCCACAACCTGATAGGTTTGGTGGTGACTTTGATTTTACTGAAGCTTTGCGGTTTTCTCCAAGTGTTTTAGCTATGTTTGAAGGCAAAGGTGAATATCCTCCTACATCCGGTACTGTTATTTTAGGACCAGAAAATACTGGTGGCATGATGTCTACAGGTGTAATACAAAATATAGATGTTTTAAAATACAACGCTAGTCAAGGTATAGCAGTTGCCCGTACTGATGTAGATAACTTGGTACGTAGACTGCCTTTACTTATGCGTACTCCTGATGGATGGGTGTCTTCATACGGAACAGAGGTTCTTAAAGTTTTAGCTGGAGCTGATACATATGTAATCAAAACAAATGATAATGGCTTGGAAGAACTAAGAGTTAGAGGATTGCCGGCAGTACCTGTAGATTCTTTAGGCCGTAAATGGATTAGTTGGGTTAATACACCACAAACTAATCTCGCTGAAATGGATGTAGAAAATAAATTTGTTTTTGTTGGATTTACTGCAAAAGGTATATCTCCACAAATAGCCACACCTGTTGGTTTATTAGAACCACACAAAATACAAGCTGCACTTGCAGAATCTATTTTGATACAAGATAGCCCGTTCATCCCTGATTATGCGTTAGCATTAGAAATATTAATATTTTTATTCTCAGCTGTATTTGTTTGGCTTGTTTTAAACGTTTTTGGTATTACGTGGGGGGTATCATTCTTTGCCTTAGTGTTTGTATCCACAGCCTTTTACGGCGTATTTACAATACAAAAAGGTATTTTGATAGATGTCACTTGGGCTTTGGTGTCACAATTCATTACAGCTACAGTAGCTTTCTATATACGTTTTAGAGAACAATACAAGTTGAGACAGCAAATAAAGAAACAGTTTGAACATTACTTAGATCCTAGACAAGTAAAGGCTCTGCAATCTGATCCGAGTCTACTAAAGTTGGGTGGTGAAAAGAAAAGATGCACATTTTTATTCACAGACGTGCGAGGTTTTACAGCTATGAGTGAAACTATGGACCCTGAAAGCGTAATTAGAATTATGAATGAGGCTTTAACTATACAATCTGAAACAGTAAAAAGATATGACGGTATGATAGACAAGTACATAGGGGACGCCATGTTTGCCATATTTAATGCTCCTTTAGACTTGGAAAATCACGAAGAAGCAGCTGTATTATGTGCTAAAGAAATACAAGATCAATTTAAACTCGCAGATATTGGTGTTGAAATAGGAGTAGGAGTAAACACTGGTGAAGCTGTGATAGGTAACTGTGGGTCGTCCACTAGATTTGATTACACAGCTATTGGTTCTGCTGTAAATATAGCTGCTAGGTGTGAATCAAGTTGCAAAACAGTAGGCGTAGATTTAATAATTGCAGAGGAGACTGCAAAAAATTGTGGATTTAAGCTAAAATCATTAAAACCAATAGAGGTAAAAGGTATAAGTAAACCTTTAAATATATATACATGGGATTAAAACTATCAATAATATTAGGCGGACTGTTAGTAGTATCAATTGCTGGATCAGCCTGGTACATAGATTATCAAGCAGATCAGATAAGCACCCTCAAAGGAAATCAATTAATCTTAGAAACAGAGATACAAAAACAAAACGATGCAATAGAAAAGCATCTAGAACAAGCAAAGCAACAACAACAACAAATGAATACACTTGCAGCAGAGAATAAAAAAGCTATGGAAAATGTAAACAAACTACGGAAAACATTTGCAAACTTAGATTTAGATGAATCTGCTATAGCTAATCCAGAAGACATGCAAAGAAGAATAAATAGAGGTTCAGCAAGAGTTATGGCTGAATTAGAGAGATTGAGTAACCCAGAAAAATCAAATGAGAAATCTAGCACTAATTAGTTTTATAATTTTGTTGGCTAGTTGTTCTACTTTTCAACAGGCCGTCAAACCTGTTCAAGTCAAAACTATAGCCGAAAGATCACCTATATATCATCCGCCTTTGCCTTACCCTATGAGTCTTACAAATGTAGATTGGGAGGTTTTAACGCCAACCACTATGCAAGAGTATTTAGATAGTTTGTCAGCAGGGAACGCACCACCAAGAGCTTTCTACTCCTTGTCAGCTAGAGAATATGAAAATCTATCTATGGATATGGCAGAGATAACTAGATACACAAAAGATGTACTTGCCATCATCAAATACTATAGAGAGTTAGATAAACCACAGGAGACTGAAGATGAGTAATTCGCCAGACGAGTTTGTTTATAGAGCAACGTTAGATCGTGTTATAGATGGAGATACTTTCGATTGCATACTTGATTTAGGGTTTGACGTTAAATTACACAAACAAAGAGTTCGTTTGGCTGGAATTGACACCCCAGAAAGTCGTACTAGAAATTTAACTGAAAAGGCTCTAGGATTGAAAGCCAAAGAAAGGCTAAAAGAATTATGCGTTGGCACATTTAAAGTTAAATCACTTGGTAAAGGTAAGTACGGTAGGATCCTGGGGATACCATATACTCAAGATGGTAAAGACATTTGTGCAAAACTTATTAAAGAGGGTCACGCAATTGAATATTGGGGTGGCACTAAAACTAAAAAATGGGGGTAAGATGAACATATCTGAAGAAGGTATATCCTTAATAAAACACTTTGAAGGATGTCGTTTAGAATCATATCAAGATTCTGTAGGTATTTGGACAATTGGATATGGAACAATCAAGGGTGTTAAAAAGGGAGATAAAATTAACCAAGACGAAGCAGAACATTTATTACAAGAAGAAATGCCTGAGTATGAAGGTTACATAAATGATATGGTAAAAGTTCCTTTAGAACAAAACCAATTCGATGCACTTTGCTCTTGGGTATTTAATTTAGGACCAAAAAATTTGCAGGAGTCAACTTTATTAAAATTATTAAATGCAGGTGATTATCACACTACACCAGAACAAATAAAGCGTTGGAATAAAGCTGGTGGTGTTATTTTAGGTGGTTTAGTTAAACGTAGAGAAGCTGAAGCTAATTTGTTTGAAGGCAAAGAATGGAGCAAAGTTTAAATGGCACTACAAAAAACTATATTTAGACCTGGTATTTATAGAGAGGGTACTGACTATGATAATGAGGGCGGTTGGTTTGATTGTAATTTAGTACGGTTTAGAAAAGGCAGGCCAGAAAAGTTTGGTGGGTGGAGCAAACTTACAAGCAATACTTATTTAGGTACGGCTAGAGCCTTACACCCTTGGGTTTCTTTAGGCGGCACTAAATATCTTGGGATTGGTACCCATCTTAAATACTATGTTGAATCTGGTGGTAATTTTAACGATATAACTCCTATTAGAAGTACTACCTCTGCTGGTGATGTGACATTTTCTGCAACTAATGGAGATGCAACAATTACCGTTGCAGATACAGCTCACGGGGCAGTTAAAAATGATTTTGTTACTTTTTCTGGAGCATCTAGTTTAGGTGGAAATATAACAGCAGAAGTTTTAAATCAAGAATACCAAATAGCAACTATAGTTAATGCAAACAGTTATACGGTAGAAGCAAAAGACACTTCAGGAGCAACGGTTACTGCAAATTCTTCTGACAGCGGCAACGGAGGATCCTCTGTTGTTGGCACCTATCAAATAAGTGTAGGGCTAGATGTTTACGTTGCTGGTACAGGTTGGGGTATAAATGGGTGGGGGGCAGGAACGTTTGGAAGCACAAGCGCTTTAAGTTTAACCAACCAATTGAGATTATGGACACATGACAATTTTGGAGAAGATTTAATTATAAATGCACGATCAGGTGGTATTTATAAATGGGTA